CTACACGTCTTCTTTCAGTGACTCTATCTTGAGTCCCTGTGTTCCTTCTTTGCGAGAAGGCGTCGAATGCTTGGTCTGCCATAATGTTTTCCTAAGTATATGTTGGGTAGTTTTGTATCTTGGGACCTAAAGTCTTAGCACGTGTTGCTTCTTGAGCACCATAGATTGAACCACCAATCTGTAACCCTGTTCCAATTAATCCTGGAGCGTTGTTATATGCTGCATTAGCTTGTGATTGAGCTGTTGCCCTAGATGATTGATTATTAATATCAGCTTGTTTCATCTGATTAGATCTATTTTGTTCAATAGACATAAGGTCTGTACCTTGTTGCATAAAGGAATCAGCCATCAGTCTATCCGAGGAGAACCCTAGTGCTCCTGATTCACCTGCTATTGCCATAGACTCTGCTCTATCTATTAAGCCTTGTCTTTGTCTTTCACTAGCTTCTAATGCAGTCTGTTCATTAATCTGTTTTTGTTTCTCTGCGGTCTGTGCATACTGAGACTCTAGGTTAGCCTGAGCTGCATCAGAGGTTGCACTAGCTTGAGATTGTCCTCCCATAAAAGAGGTCACAGCTCCGCCTACTGCTAAAGCGGTCATCACATCACACATAATTATTTTTCCTTTTTATCGAATGCGTAGAACACTACGTCTTTAAATTTAATTGGTTTATCTGTATAGACTGTAAAGCCTAAAGACTTAAGCCACCTTTGGCTCTTAGTATTTTCTTTAGATACATAGTTATATAGGTGAGTCTTAGAACCAAAGAGCTTCTTAAGTACACAAGGTCCTTCCTTGATAAACCTCTTCTTATACTTTGTGAAGAAAAGGTCACAAGAGAGGAACCAAGGTATACCACTATCTTTATCCATATCTCTTACACCATATATAGCAACACAACCATCTTCATCATCTACAACTGCACGAGTATATGTAGAAGTATCTACACATAAGTTAAGTATCTCTTCTAGTTCTAACTCAGGAGATGCTACAGTTATCTCTGTGATGTCCTCAGGTCTTAGACGAGGTGCTAAGTCCTTAGTATGTTCAGTGGTTGGTGTTAGTATTTGTACCATGTTATCCCTTATTGATGTCTTGAATGACTTGTAGTCAATGCTTCATATTCAGCTCCCTGTATAGTTACTGGGAACATAGAATTAGATTGAATAGTTATCTTAGACTGTTCTCCATCACCAAATATAGGGAATCTAAAGTTACCTCTACTTATGACTGCTTCACCTACAACTAAGGTTTCATCACCAAGAGTAGGATTTAATACATACTCATAAGGATCAGAACCTTTGAGCTCTACAGTTACCTTGAAGTAACCAGAGCGGTCATAGAATAAATGCATATTCTTAAGATTAAGTTTATAGTGAGGTACTGCTAGTTTCTGTGAATCCTTATAGTAGATAGGACTTAACTGATATTTAAAGTTATATGTCTTACCTATCGTTACAGGATGTGCTGTCCAATCACCTACAACTTCTAATGTATTCTCAGTCTTAGGTAATAAGTTTAATGTACCACCTATTCTACCTTCATACTTAGCACCAAGGACACCTTGCCACCCAGACCCTGTAGTAGGATAGGGGACAGTAAAGGTTGTCTTAAGTGTATCAGGGTCAAAGACACCTGGTATATCTAAGCGATGGTCTAGGTGTATTAAGAATCCTAGGTCTTCATCTACTTGGTTATAACTAAAATCAATCATTTCTAAGTAAGTACCATCGTATCTCTTAATAACTAGATATAATTTATTATCTATAAAGTCTGCATTAAGTATTGAATCTTCAGAAGATACTAAAAACTTAGACCATGAGCTTTGTACCTTTTCATCAGGTGTAGCCCAATAGTATTTATATACCCATAGAGCACTACGGTCTGTTTCACATAGAGCTATGACAGTATTTTCTAAGTCACTACTTGCTAACTTATAGCAATCCTGAGGTATATACCTAGGACAGTGAGCTGTTACATCAGCTGCTTCATTGTTATAAGTTAATGGTTGTACTTCATATTCTTTTAAACTTGTGGATTCACCTTTGTCTACTGCAAAGTATAAGGATGTACCAGCTGATACTGGGGTTACCTTGGTATTAACGTTGTATTCTGTTGTTACATTAATAGCTGCAGTCTTAGGTGTTAAGACATCCTTAGCTGTTAATTGAAACTGAGCTTGGTCAGCAAATAACATTAAGGAAGTATTGTAGGAAGTAGCATGTTTAAGTGTAGCTACTTTATTGTGAGAGACTGAAACGTCTACAGGATCTGTATCCAATATAGTTGTTACAGTTTCAGGGAAGAAATTAAAGAACTCACCTGACCTTGAGAATATAACATTCTCTTTAGATAGGAAGCCTAATCTATTTCTGTGGAAGAATACGTCTGATATTTGATTATTGGTAAATGAGGGAAACTTTGCTGTATTGTCATCCCCAACGTACCGAGGGTCCCAGTCTAGTTCTTTAAATGTAAATCTACCATTGCCTTCGTCAACTAATGCATGAGGCATTGTATTTGGATTTAAGTGTGTCTTAAGACCTGGCTTAACTGTTTCACGCCATACATCACCAACTTTCTTAACATAGTAGTTATCAAAGTTATTAGCACCTGTGCCTGCAATCTCATAGTATCCACCACCTGTATCAGGCAGGTCAATAAATTGTTGTACTGAACCTGCTAATGAACCAGCTGCTGTTGCATTAGATTGTAATACCTTAGTTTTAGTATTAACTATAAATGTATAATCAGCTACTGTAACGGCTGAGAAGTCATCTCGTGGTGCAGTTGAGCTAAGATAAGACTTACCGTCAGGATAGTCCACAGGGATATTATTCCCATCAAGATCGTAAACATAGAGTTCTCCATTTTCTATCATCACTACATACTGAGAGAACTTGTCTCTGTTAATAGTATGTATATAAATTTCTTCTGTAGCTTTGTCTGTAAACTTAGCTACATGTCTGGTTGGTGGTCTTTTACTTAAACCATCTATTACGCTAGACATACCATTCTCTTGTATGTTAGCTTGTGAAGGCAGTCGTAGGGCAGGGGGTTGTTGTGATACCCCATTGAACATATTAGGTATCGACCTGTTCATCATTCCCATAATTTACCTCGCTAATATATCGAATACTACATTTTGATCGGCTAGATTGTATTGTCTTTCCATTGCATCGTAATCTTCTAGTTGTGCTTTTGCTTCTAATTCTTCTTGTTGGCTATACTTAGATGTGTATTCATCAGGCAACATTCTTAGTTGAAACTTTCTTGCTGCTTTAATAGCTATGTATTGTTTTGCTGGTTGTGGTAACTCATCCCATTCTAGGAAGAACGTTACTGATCCAGTTAAATTCTTATCAAACTTATATGTTTGTTTACTTCTGTTATATAACTTATATCCTCTTAAGGTTGCATCATATGCCCAGAAGTCTCTATCTACAGAGACAAACAAAGTGTTCTTAGGCATCTCAATTTCATCATCTGTATTACGAGCTAATGGATATTTAGCATCTGTATTAAAGTAATAGCCATATGTTTCTACTTCTCGTGCTGTGTCATATAACATCTGCTTGGCAACAGAAACATTAAGATCCCCTGATACTGCTAAAGTTGATACTGGTGCTACTGAGATAGTGCTAAGCATAATGTTAACTGCTTCCAGTTCTGAAAGACTTGTATAGGTTCCTAACATTTATATTTCCTTTTAAAAAAGTAAAGCCCCCGAAGGGGCTAAACTGTATTACGCTGAAGCTAATTCTACTGCTGATTCAGGACGAAGAACGCCATGTCCAACTGCATATTTAGCCACCATTAAAGTACCTTGTCTACGGATGTCATATTCTGACTCTGCAGCTAGATCCATTAATTTAACTGTACCTGTAGAACCTTTGTGTGCTACTAAGCCGACTGTGTTACTGAAGTCACCTTGGTAAGCCACAGGTCCTGAAGTTACGTTAGTTTGTGGTATTGAATTAGTTTTGATAATTGGAAGACCAGCAATCTTAAGGATAGTACCTTCTGAGATTGATCCCTTACCATCGTACCACTGGTTAATTACAGTAGTATTTTGAGCTAGTAAGTAATACTGAGCTGGTAGGAAGAATGCATTTCTGTCATTCTCTGGAACATTCTTTTCATCTAGTGTTTGTTGTGCATCAAATAAACCTGAAGCTAGAACTGCTGAGTCAGTTGGGTAAGCTGCATTAGATAATGTAGTACCACCTGGATTCCCAGTGATTGTTGCTGCTTCACGAGCTGTCAATGCCATTACTTGGGCGATGTTCTCGTCCATTTTCTTAGCTAGTTGAAAGCCGATTTCATTTGAATATGTAGATCTAACGTCATAGTGATTCATAGCTTCATCAATGTTAGCAATGAATGTAGATGATGTTAGTAAGTCATCAATAGTGATAACTCTTTCTGCATGGTTGATTTCGTCACCTAGAATTTCAGTACCTGGTGTATGGTAACCTGTGGTTGCAATACCGGTCGCTGGAAATTGTG